TCTATGCTGTTTCCAAATTTTATTTGCAGTTTGGCGTTGCCCTTCTTGGTGTTTATGACCACTGTTGGTATCACCGGTTTGGCAGTGCCGAAGTCATAGGTCTTGGCATACACGAGATCTGTGGGTGCTTGACCCCAGTCTGTGAATCCTGACCAACCTGATGTCAGTGCTGACCAAGTGCCCACTCCTGTGTTGAAATACTCACCGTTGAAGTAAGTGCCGTTCGGATCTGGTGTGCTTATCCAACTTCCCATTATGCGAATCCTCCCGCGGCCGCTGATGTGGCCACTATGCTTGAACCACCGCCCCTAGGGTTGATGGTGAATGATTGATCTTTGATTAATACTTTTTCCTTGCCTGATCCCAGTGCCGTCAGTGTGAGCTTATACACACCTGGTTCTAGGTCACCCGTCAATGGCAGGTTGGCCGCTGACGTGTGGTAGCAATTGAATATGCTCAAGGACACATTGGATCCATTGGTCACTGAACACTTGAACTGATCCACGAAAGTGCTCAGTCCTGTGTATGTCATCTGCACACGACCTTTGCCTGACGTGCCTATTCCAGGCCTGTCAAATATGCTCAAGGTGTGTTGAAAGTTGGGTGAATCCAACAGGTTGTCATTGTTTGGTGGTGTTGGCGCCACTGGTGGATTTGGTCTCACCACTGGTGGTTCCGATCCATCGTCTGGTGGGAACCTCTTGGGATTCCTGCTCTGTAGCACAGGTATCTGATACACTTCCACGTTGTATAATGAGTTGTCGTGTTCCACTGCTGTCACTGTGACCGTCTGGTCCCAGTTGACTTTGAGTTGTAGCACCCTGAACAGTCCATCTTGATACATATAGTCATCTGCGTCAGCAGGATCGAGAACATATTGGTGCGTGAACTTGAATATGTCACCCGCCTCTAATTGTTGTAGTTCTGCCGTGCCTTTGAATTGCAGTTTCATCTGTTTCCTTGATCTCTCCACCAACAGTCTTGCTTGGTCATACGCCCTCTCTTCATCTGTTATGCCAGGTGAGTTGTGTTTGACTTCCAATACCTCACCTTCATCAGTGGCCAGGTGCGTGTCGCTCTCATAGGTCCTGACATCCGTCTCATACTCTTCCCTCTCGTTGGAGAATGAAACTTCTGCACGGTTGTATGTGTTTGACTTGTTGTTGCTGGAAAGTGTTATCTTGCCTATGATCATTGAGTCATTGACCTGGAACAGTCCTGAAGTGTCAACGGCCGCCTCTAATTTCAATGCGTATCTACCATTGGTGTAAGGTAGGTAACCCCTACTGCATTCCAACAGTGCCTTGGTGTTGTCCAACATCTTCTTGGACGTGTCCAATGTGATGTTTGTGGTCAAAAAATCTTTGTCGCTACTGCTACCATCTTCCAGTGTGAATGTCTTGGTCTGTCCACAGTCTATGGCCGCCGATCTGAATCTCGTTGTGTCAATTGAGTCGGCATCCAGTCCTTTACCAAATCTGGGATTACGCAAGTAGTCAAATAGAACCTCTGCTGGGTTTTCACTCCAACCAAAGTCTGCGTGTGACAAGCTCTGTGAGTATGTCTCTGAGAATGAGCTGGCTTGCACTTCTGACAGTGTGGTCAGCTTTCTCACTTTCTTACCTTTCAAAACCACCTGTATGGTTGGTAGTCCTGCGTATGGATTGTTGTTGATCTGGTCTTCTAATTCTTGTTTGGTGGCCTTACGCCATTCATATCTGGCCGCTATGTAGCACACTCCCCTCAGGGTGTGTTTGTTTGACCAACCCGTGACGTCATCTAATAGACTGGCCTTGCCTTGGTCATCTTTGCCAAAGAAACCCTGCACCTTCAACCTGGATCCACCAACCGCATACTTGCCTTCGGTGACTTCGAACTCTGTGCCGTGTGCCAAACCACCAGCATTGGTTATCTGTTTGATCTCGGTGTCATCTATTATGACCTTTTCGATCTTTTCACATTCTCCTTCAGCCAACACTGTGACCACGTATAGGTATTGGTTGTTGTCTCCTTGCGTGTGGATGAAAACCCTGGTTCCACCTATCCGCTTACGACCATAAACCACTGGTATGTGTGCTGAGTTTGATTGTTTGTTGATGTATGTGCCCTGTGCGTATGTGTCATAGTCTGACCTGTTGTCATACTGTGGTATAGATGGTGACAACCATCCGAAAATGCCTGAGAACAGGCTACCAACGAACTTGGCCACACCTTTAAATATTTTTGTAACTGCCTTGGCTACACCACCCATCTAGCACCATCCTTTTCTTGACGTTCCATTGCTATAATCCTGTCTGAACCACTTGAAGTGGCGCTGATTATACCTCTTGAAACCATATTGTCTTAGTTCACGAATAACTTTTAACATATTTAACTCTTTTGCTATCACATCCATAACATAGATCTGCTCACCGCAGTTCCAATGTGATGAATATCCATTCTGTTCGAATCTTTCTGCCTCCACTTCATTGAAACAGGCCCACGTGGCCAGTCCCTGCACTTGATCTCCGGTGCCATATATCCTCATCTGCTGGTGCCTGATCGGTGTCCTGATGTATGCGGCCATAGCCTGTGAATCTCTCACCTGTTGTCCCAATGGACTGTCCATAAAGACGTTCAATATGTCGCCCCAGTATGGTTCAACTGTGGCCTTGGACACTGTCTTGGCCCAAACTATTCCTTTGGTAACTTCTGTCCCCATTGTAGATCCTGTATCATAGCTGATGCGTGTTCAAATCCCTTGTCTTGGTCAAAGAACGCACCAGTGATGTAGTGTTTGGTCTCTTTCTGAGATTCTGGATTGGTAATTCTGGTGTTGACTTGTCTGAAATTGGCGAAGTGTGATGCCGCCGTGACCGTTATGCTGGATCCATCTGGATCTTCATTGATGTTGTAGGTGTTCACGTTGCCATCGAATATTATGTGTGGATCGGCCCTCAAGGTCCTTGAACCCGTGTTGTAGAAACCCCTCCTTATCACCATCCTCTTGTTGATGATGCTTTCGTTCAATGCCCTTTTAATGATGGCTGGAACCACCTGACTCAATGTGACCCTCACTGAGCCCACTATAACTTCAGTCTGTTCAGTTATGTCCTCAAATCCCATCATACCTCCAGCGGCCTCATATGTGTTTGAGTTGAAATCTATGTCGTAGAATGAATCCGTGATGTATTCCGTGCCTGCGTCAAGGTATATGTCTACCAAGTGGGCACATTCAAATTGGTTCGATTCTAGTGTGCTTACTACTGCTGGATCTAGCACCTTGGTCATTAGAATGTCTCTTCCATTTCAATCTCGTATCTGTAGAATCCATCTGTTGAGAGATTGTAAGACTGCACGTCATTCTTCATCCTTGCAAGGAACTTGACGTCCTGTCCCGTGTAGAATGTGGCACTGCTTGGTGCCTTTAACAATCCTGGGAATATGTTGACATCACCTGATCCTGATATGGTCACGTCATCTTGAACCATATAAACTTTATAATGTTCATTTGCGTCATCGTTGAAAGATATCAGGTCTCCCGCCTTGAGTGTGCCCGTGGCTGAAACAGTGAGTTGTCTTGATCCCACTGTGCCTGTGGCCGTTCCCGTGGTGATCGATCCTTGGTGTGCCATTCCTGGCAGTGTCACTGTGAAGGCCTGTAATCTACCTGACTGTGCGTGTGCGAATGCGAAGACAGGTTTGAATTCTGTGTGTGTGAGTGGTGTGAATACTGCCTTCCACTCAAAATACTGCATACTGAAACTTCTGGTCTGAACCCTACCTGATATGGTCCTTGAATAAAGTGTGTCGCCGACTGATTTGAAATCCATCTCATTCCAAGGTAGGTCGCCCGTCACACGGTCATTGAAATGTTCAAATTGACTTGATGGTAAACCAGGTCTTACTGGTGGAAATGGTGGAAATGGTCCTATTATTGCACCCATATTATACTATCGCCTCTCTGCCCTGCTCTAGCACGGCGTCGTTTATTATATTTACTATCATACCCCTCTCCCTGACCAATAGGTCCTGGAAGTCTGATGCGTCTAATGTGGTGATCTGGAAGTTCACATTCACTTTCTTACCTGAGCCCATCTTGTCCATTGGGATTATCTCACCATTGGTCTTGGGCGTGAACACTTCTGGTCCTGCTTCACCAACCAAGAACGGTGATCCACCTGTTACGGCACCACCTTCTCTCCTACCACCATAAGTCTGTGATCTGATCGCACTGACCCTGGCCATACCTGCCGCCACTGCCGCCGCCGCGGCTGAGAAACCTAACACTGGACCAACTATTGGTATGCCCGCTAACGATGTGAAGGCTGATTGTGCTGATTTGTAAGTGTCTATGATGGCCTGTGCTATTGCGAAAGCCTTGTAGGCCTGGAATGCTTTCTTGTTCATTGTTCCAAGCTCTTTGAACATCGCGGCCGTGTTGTCTAACACGAACTTGGCCTGTTGTGCCCTTGTCATTTCTTCAACTTTTACTCTATTGTTTAGATCTTTTTCAGAAACACCTCTGCCTTTGAATTCTTCTCGCAACTGGTCTACTCTAGCTTTATCTTGGATGTTCTTCATCGCGATCTGATGTTTTGCTTCTAGTTTCTCTCTCAGCTCTGCATAACGTCCATCCATATGCTGTCTGCCAGCATAGTATTCATCTAGTATCTGTAATCTGTTGTTGAATGAGTTACGTTCTCGCTCTTCTTCACTTTCCAATGACTGTTCAAGTTGTGCGAATTTTTTCTGTAATGCTTCTTGTTCTTTCTTGAGCTTGGCCTGTGCACCTGCGTCATCTTTCTTGGTCTTCTTGGTGCCTTGTCCAAATCCATCATCTGCTGTGGCCTGTTCTAGGAACTTGTTCTTCAGGATCATCTGATCGATCACTTTCAACTGTTCCAGGAATGATCCAGTCAATCCATCTGCCTTCATCTTGTTGGCATCTAGTGTGACACCCAGTCCTTCGAATGTGACTTTACCACTTTCGCCGACTTTTTCTTGAAATTCATTAAGTATTTTTAATGGTATGTTCAAACGAGTCATAGTGTCGTGCATATCGCTGGCGGCTTTCTCTGCCGCGGCCATCTGTTCTTTGCTCAACAGTCCTATGGCGTTCATACCTTTGGCTATGCCACCATACATCTTGCCCAATGCACCTACCAGATCACCTACCATAGCTCTGATGGTGTCAAAAACTCCTGCTATGAAACCAACTATGAGTTTGCCTTTACCACCCAACATTAAAAATCCAATAACACCAAGTGTGTCAATCGGTGGTGGCAGTGATCTCACGAAGTTCACTAGGTTTGAAATTGATTTACCAATGAAGTCAAATACCACTTTCATTGAATCTAGGACGTTAGTGGCGAATAATATCGTTTTAACTGTGCTGGCCACTATGGCATCACCCACGCTGGTTGCCGCTTCCTTGATTGAACTGAAATTAGCAGTCAATGCCTTGTCAACCAATTGCATCGTGGCTTTCAATGCGTCAAATGGACCAGAGTCCATAACAAGTCTTTGGAAATTGAAGAACTTGTCATTGATCATTGACAGTGTTCCATCAAATGTGGTCGCCATCTTGGCGCTCGAACCTGCTATACTGATCGTGCCTTCTCTGAATGCCTTTAATATATGATCTCTTGATTGTTGTGCGTTGTATTGCACACCTTCTTGGAAGCCCAACATCGATTTGACGGCTCTGTCTCTGAACAAGTCAGCACTGGCTATACCAGCTGAGAATGTTCTCTGTAGTTGTAGTGCAACTGTCTGGAAGTCCAGACCTGATGCCGCCGCTATGTCACCTGTTATGGCTAATAATTCATTTAGATCTTCTGTGCTGTCAGCAACAGCCAATAGACTCGGAGCCGCTAACTGTATGTCTTGTAGTTGGAAAGGAACTGTGCCCGCGAAGTCAGATAGTATTGACATCGCTTTGGAGGCTTCACTGGCTGATCCTGTCAATGCCGCCAATTGGAATTCTAGGTTCTCGATCTCTCTGGCAGTTGCCAAGAAACCTTTGGCTATCTTCATACCACCCAGAGCGGCCGCGACACCTATGATGGTGTTCCTTAGATTACCAAAACCTCTATCTAGGCCAGCAGTTGATTTTTCAACACGTCCAAGGCTCTTCTGGACCTGGTTGAAAGCCTGTTGCGTCTTGTTAACGCCTTCTAGTATTAACTGCTCTCTTATTGGCATCCTTTTTCTCCTGTTTTGCCTTGAGCGTTAGATACGCCAGCCAGCTTTTGAATTCTATTAGGGACATCTTTAATACCTGATCTACCGTAATGTGTAGATGCTCAGCAAGAGCGAACATACTATAGAGTTCGCTGTCCCGTGTTAGTTTTTTTCAATAGCTTCTATTGACTCTGAGTTGGCGTTGTTTAGCACACCAGCAACCCTTATCAAAACATTAGGATCTGTTTCGTTCAAGAGCTCTATCCTGTCTGATTCTTTGAATATTCTCTTGCCATCTTCGTCCAATGCCTTTAAAACTATCGATTCTACCAGTGCTTCCGCCGTCTTGCCCATCTGTGTCAAGTTCATTATCTTGGCTTCAGTGGCCATATTCGCAGTCGCTCTGTAATGGATATCACAATCCCATTCTTCTACTTTGTAGCTGAACAAGTTGTCAGCCAGTTTGGCTTTGAAATGTGCCAGTGCTTTGGCTTTGATTGTCTTATCTTTTTTGTCCGTATCAGTCATCGTTTGTTTCTCCTTTTTCATTATCTGGAAAGTCTACCTGATTGTAACCTGCCTGTTTGTGATATCCGTCTACTCACTGCTCTAGTGGTTGGCTGAGTGATACCACGTGGTGCCTGTTTTGAACGACCTTTCTCCAGTTGTTCAATGTATGGCACATTGTTTTTTACTTCAAAACCAGATTTGGTGGACTCTTGGGTCCAAGACTTACGAGCCCTACCAGATCTGATTGGAGTATTCTGCTTTGCCAACTTGAGTGTGTTCTGTCCCACCTTGGCAAACATATCCTCGACAGCTTTTGTCAAAGCGACGAAGTTGTTTGATTTTGCAAAACGAACACGCAACATAAAAAGTGATCCTTATGTTATTGCGTCAGCATCGTCCATAGTCAAAGCACCAGTTCCTTGTGCCGCGAATGAAGCCTCAACAGCTCCGTCCACTGAACTTGATACTGAGAATGAAGTCATAATCGCTGAACCTGAGAATGCTTTACCATCTGATGCACCAACGCCTGCTGGATACACTTTGAATGATAATGCTGTGCCTAAGCCAGCTTCGTCCAAACCGCCTTCTAAGGCGCCTTGTGCTGTGTCGTCACCATCGAAATACACATCACCTGATATAGTGAATGTTGATAGTCCTGGTTTGTATGTTCTTGATACTGCTGTAGATGAACTTCCTGCCGCTTGGCAAGATGTCGTCTCTACTGTGTCTTGTGATTGTTCTATTGTGAATGATCTAACTTCAGCAACGATATCGCTACCTATTTTGATCAATCCAGCTTGTCCTGTAAATGTTGACATAGTTTGTTTCTCCTATTAGTCTTGATCCTGGTTGTTAGATTCATCTGGCTGAACTGGATCTGATTCAACCTGAATTTTGTCTACTGACAGCTTGGCTTTACGTGGTTTAGTGGCCACAGCTGACTTGGGTTGATTATGATTTAACCATTCGCTGTGGGTTACCAATTTAACCTCACCGTCTACTATAATTCGTCTTTTGCTCATTATACTGTTCCTCGTGTGTATTTATATAAAACCTGATAATTGATGTCAATCCTCGCTATGGGGAATTGGTCACCTTGATCAGTCGTCACGTTGGTTATCAGACTGTTCATACAGAGGTCGTTTCTCTTACGATCAACTTCCAATGCTTCTTCTATGGTCTCGATCAGTCTGTTCCTTTCAGTGTCCATATTGTGTTCGCCTTCTGCCTTGATCACTCCTGTTATGGTGTAATCAATCCTGCCAAATCTGCTTGTGCTGGAATTCATTGATTCATCTGTCCTGTCTTCCTGCCCAGTCCTCACGAACACAGCTGGATACTGTTGATCACTGATGTCTATGCTCTCTATGGGCTGTCTTGACACGAATCTGATGGCAACAGGATCTGTGGCTGACTGTAATACAGCTACGATGTCCTTTGCTATGCTTTCTCTGACGCTGGCCATTATCTAACTAGTCTTCCATAGTGAACTGGTTGTTTCTCTGAATCTTCAACTGTTCCATCACTGTCAAAATCGTAAGAAATTCCATCTCTCAGAACCAGTTCTATCTCTTCCTTGAATCTTGCCCTGTAGTATTCCATCTTCTCTCCAAACACGTCACCTTCTGGTGTGAATTTAGAAAGTTTTGGTAGTATGTAGTAGGCCAACACGTGATATACCGCGGCCCTTGTGAATTGTGATTCTGTTAATTTTGTTTCGTCCATCTCTAGGCCGACGTTGATCACTTTGATCGTGTGTTTGCCTAAGAGGTTCCTGTGTCTTGGCCACCAATCTATTCTAAGTATCCTTAGGATATCAGCACGTGACTTTGCGTGTTCGTCAGTGAAGCTCTGGATACCATATTCTAGAATGTTTGGTTCGTATGCTAAAACATCTGTGTCTGTGCTCATTGCCATTGGTGTGTCTCCGGTTTATACAGGTGGGTGTATAGAACACCCACCCACATTGTTTTTTGTTGCTCTAATGCAATCCAATTATTACTACTGGATTGATGAATCGTGGTTACATTCAACACCATAAGAGTCGTGTAATTCACCAACTCCGTATACTGCTGAAGCTACGATTTCAGTTGCTCTTAAACTTGCATCTCTTTGAGTTTCAATTTTAAGATCCTGCATCATTGCTAAACCTAAAGCATCTCTATGGAAGACAGCACCTTTGTAATCACCAGTTGTTCCTGGGAAATTACCTGATGTGTCTGCTATGTTTGATGTTTCATATACATTAACACCTGCGATTTGACCTACGAATCCTGATCTTAACGCTTCATTACCAACACCTGGGTTAGGGTTAGCAAATGTGTTTGTTAAGCCTGATTTTAAATCAAATGCAACTAATGGATGAACCACACAAGCTAGATCTTCGCCTGGAACACCATTTTTTCTTAATTGTGCTACCGCTTTGAAAATCTCTGCCGCCGTGAATGCAGTTGTTCCATCACCAACTTCTGTTGAGAAGCCATCGAATAATGCTGTCAAGTCTGTGTCAATTTTTTTAGCGATTGCTTCACCAAATAATTTACCTAAGTCTCTAACAACATCTGATTCTGATGTGTTCATTGCCAAGTCAGTTAGTGTAGTCATAACACCGATTTCAGAAACAGTTAAGTTTGCAACATTTGTTGAAACTGCTGTGTTTGATAAATCAGTTGCTTCTGCTACTGCCGCCGCTGATACCGTTGGGTAGATCGGCACTTGGATTACTTTACCACTATTTGAAGGCATATTGTAATTTCTTACTAGGCCTCTCATAATAGATCTTTCGTTTGCTACGTATAATGCTTCTGCCACCATTGGTGAAATAAGATCATTAAGTGTAGTATTAGTTGTTTCGTTCGCCATTTTAATTTTCTCCTTTTATGTTAAACGAGTCCAGCCTTTTTACGATATTCAGCATATTTCTGCCTATCACTAGGGTTGGACATATCAAGTTTTGTTATATCAACTTTTTCACCAGATCCTGTTTCTCCCACTTTAGATGTAGTGCCTGATCCTGCTGGACCCGCCTGCACGAAATGTGGTGAAGCAGTTATAAATTCCTTGACCAGATTGTCAATGGTTAGATGTGTTCCATCTTCTCCATATCTAGTCTGACCTGTTTTAGCGTCCACTACCTCCACGTCACCTGTGTCATTCAGTCTAACTTGCTCTTTGAGTAGTTTGACCACTTGATTTGGTGATATGGCACGATACTTGGATGCCGTGTCAAGAAGTGCGCCGTCCACTTTGATGCTTGAGATCTGATTCTGTAAAGTGCTTATCGTGGAATCTTTCTTGTCCACGGTCTCTTTAAGGATCCTTTCAAAATCACCTTTGGCTTTTAGACGATCTTCTCTTTCTTTTTCCTGCTTGGCAGTTAGTTCTTTGTATGTGTCAACATCAACGCCTTCGTATCGCTTTTCAAACTTCCTTCGTTCTCTGGCGATCCTGTCAGCTACGATCTTGTCCACGTCTGTCTGGCTGAACTTTGTTTCCTGAGTTGATTCAGAAACTTCTGTTTCTGTTTGTGTTTCTTGAGTCTCAGTGGACTCAACTGTTTTATTTTCCATATCAGTCATATGTATAAACCCTCCTTCAAGGTATTGTTACCAGCATAAGTGCTGTTTGTAGTTATTTATGTTTTTTACGGTTTGATCTGGCCTTGAACAGGCTCTTCTTGTCCTGTTGTATTATGATGGGTATTGACGTCTGGTTGTCTAGACCTTTGGTGTATTCTGGGTGTGACCAGAAATAGACACAGTGCATCGAATCTTCATACACTTCGCATATGCGATCCAGGGTCTCAGTGTCATTAGGTGCGTCAACATATACCACTGCATCGAAATGTGGTTGTGTGCTGTCTATCCAGTGGCGATCACGCATCCACATACCGTGTTGGCTGTAGGGCACGAAATCTATGCGTCCCTGTTGGTATGAAGTCAGGCTCCACGGACACACTTTTTCTATGCTCTTGAAATATTGATCCCAATTGATGTCAAGATTTTCCATATGTAAGACCTTTGATTACACACCCAGTGCCCCTCTGACTGAGTGCTGTCCCTCTATAGATATTTATTGTTTTACTTTTTGTAAT